CAACTCGCGCATCACATCCATTGTGCCGGTCTTCTTAAAGGCCACTGGCGCGCTTCTCTCTCTATATTCTTTCTCCTGATATTCGTCGTCATAAAACGACAATGTATGCTCTTCCATGTGATTTGATTTGATTGGTTGTTACAAAGATAGGACTTTTCAACAAATTATTTGCCCCATTTATTTTTATGAACGATCGTTGCGATGATGGAATAGTTGGCCAAGTCAAGGTAACTATCCTCAAGCGGTTCGTTGGCGGTGCTTGACAAGTCGCCCCTCTCAAGGAGGTTTTCAATGCGCGACATCTTGTCGTTACTGCGGAACCATATCCCCATCAAGGACATCTTCTTGTTGTGGTCTTCCGATAGGTCACGCCCAAGGGCAATGTTGTTACTGCCGTAGTCCCACATCTTCTTGCAGAAGATTTCGTACATCTCCTCCATCTTATCCTTGAACGCTTGTGTCGTTTCGGGATACATCTCTTCCACTTTTTTCATTTCTGGTTGGTATTAATTTACTCTCGTTCTTGAATCAAGGGTAATCGTTACGCTTGACATTTGACTGAGTGGGGGAGACGGCTTCTGTCATCCATAAATCCACCGCCTCCCAACAACCTACTCATAGCCAAGAGATGTGCTTCCATGGGGGGCCATCCTTTCCGGTGTCTACACGCACCCCATCTTTGCTCCCTAATGCCTTGCGCTTTCTTCGGTACTCCACATAGCAGTCCTTACATCTCCCCTTATAATAGGAGTCAATGCCGTTCTTCTTTTGTATTGTGAAACGATCAGCAGGCTTCATTTGGTGACACGAATTGCATCTCTTTTCTTCAAGGTACTCCATCTTACATCTCCTCAATAGATTCTAACATCCATTCAAGAGGGTTGGGCACATCGTAATTCATGTTCGCTAACTCCTCTGCCGAATTGGCTTGGCGCATGAACACACAACTTTTAACCGCAAGGTTGTTGCGTAGGGTAGGTACAAAGGTCAACTTAAACATCATCTCTATTTAACCATTTAGTATACATACGGGCGGCAATTGCTCTGCGTTGTGGCGCAAATCGGTAGTCGCTCTTTAGTCTCGCCATTGCAATTCGCATGAACTGCTCCATGACCTTATCATTCTTTTTCATTCCTTGACAGATTCAAGTTTAGCAATTAACTCGGGGTCAGTGACGAGACTGCTCTCGCTATGCCACTCTGAATAGCAGTGCCACCCCTTCTCGTATACGCCCATGTTATTCTCAAATTCCTCCGAAAGATAGGCGTAAACAATCTGTACAAACTTACCATCGTGTGGCTTTCCATCCAAGTCGTTTGATGGCATGTCGCTATCCAAGTACGCCCAATGGCTGAAAACCGGAATGTCCCACTCTACCATGCTCGCAAACTGCCCATCCTCATAGATGATTTGCGCCCCGAATCCTTGCTCCTCCTCCCAAATGTAGTCGGCATCAACAAGGTGACCGATGAAGTTTTCAACGATGTCCCAATTCACGGGTGACCATGCGCTTTGGTACCTAATAATAAGGTCATCCCCCGCAACTTGATACTCCATCTGGCCATCGCCCCACTTCGTACCCCAATGGATGTACGACCATTCGTACCAATTCGCGGCTCCGTATTTCATCTTTAATTGATCAACTATCTCTTGTGTCTGATAATAACCGACCATGTGTTGGCCCTCTTCTATCGTCTGCCCCAAGGCCTCCTTAATGGCGTACTCTTCCTTGCTTATGATTCGGTTTGGGGAGTTGGTGAAACGGATTTCATCCGGCATGGGTAAGTAGAACTCGCAGAGTCCCCCTTTGTCCATGACTTCCTTAACGAACGCTTCATTCTTGGCTTTCGTTTTGATTGTAGAATATACCCAATTCGGCATGATTAATTTTCTTTAGGTGTGATTAATAAAAGCAGAAAAATGGTGGCGGAAATAAGGGCTATGCCCATGCCTTCGTTGACACCCTCTTGGTAGAAAATAGCACCAAGAGTGATTCCCGCAAGGGAAATAAAAATGAATAGTAAGAACACAAGTCCCGATGCTATCTTCTTCATGACAAAAACTTTATTCTATTAATAGGAACATAACGGAAGGGGCTCTTGCTTGGTCTCCCTTTGGCGATTGTCTTGATGTAGACCTTGTGTCCTCCAAGACAACGCTCGTCTCTAACCATGTGGTCGATGCGGACTTTCGTTTGGTGTCCGTTGGTTGAGGTGTAGATAGCAATGCTATCTCCATTGAATTTAATTTTCATCGTTCGTAAAGTTTAGTGAGGTAACTGCCGATGGTTTCCTCAAGTTCATACTTAAAGAGATTGTCCAAATGGACGCCTACTTGGTGCTTGTTGTGACGCAAGGTCACCCGGACATCGTACACATGGTACTGAATTTCAGTACCCCACTCGTCCTCCGCTACAATGCGCTCGGCTTTGTATTCAATTTGGGTGTCAAGGAGGAGGTCTTCGTAGACACCCCCATCAAACACTTCCCATGGTTGCTCTTTGTTTCTCATAATCAAATGGATAAAACATGATTGAACTCTTTGTCATACACCTCTATTGCCTCCATGTGGGAGTCGGCAGGGTCAAAGTCCAAAGCGACTATCTCGCCTCGGTCAAGTTGGTCGTTAGCCAAGTCAAGGGCTAACTCAGGGGTGTCGGCCTCAATGGGAATTGAGATTGAACAGACACGCTGAATAAGAACATGGTACTTTTTCATAATCAATAAATTATTCCCATTCAAAATCCATGAAGGTCTTGCCACCCTCTACATAATCTACCGCTTCCTCTAAAGTCATGTAGGCAGTACACCAACCTTCGGTGAAAATATTCACCTCCCACTCCACATCGGAGTTTCGGTAAATCTCTTTAGTACTCCTGAGGACGCCGTTGCTGAACGCGATGTCCTTCATCTCTCCCACTCGCATGGCGAGGAGGACTTCTCTTGTTGTTTCCATATTGCAAATGTTTGAATAAGGTTTTGAATAAAAAATTTGGTCAGTAACTATTTTTGTTGTACGGCTACCCGAATCAGTAGTCGTGTGTTTCACATAAGTCCTTCACAATGGCCTCAATGTCCCGGAGGATTCCTCTTCGTTTGGGATTCACATTCTTGGAATTAATCCAAGCGTGGTCAGCCATGATTTCATTAATCATTGTTTTTTTATCCATGACTCAACGAGTCAAGGATAAGAGTGTGTTAACGGACTTTCCGCTTACATCAATAGACACGGACAGGTTCCGCATCATCTCATAAGAACCATCCCAATTGGAATACATTCTCTTCATGCGACCATCAAGGACTTCCTTGATGCTTTGACCGGCCTTGCCGTATGCAGAATTCCACCCGGAATTCCCGTTCTCGTCCACCCAAGTGAACAATACCTCCGCATCGCACGGCATGAACTCATGCTCGGAGATTGTTGTCATTCTTGCCTTCATAATTCAGTTTTGGTTAAGACGCCTCACGGCGTTTCGGGTACTGAACCCATCATCAGTTAACCTTGATTGTTTTACTCCATTAGTAAAGAGAAATTAGGTTTAACATTCTATCATCATCATCAAGTCCCACCCAAGGCATTCTAATCTTTTCAAGACGAGGCTTGGGGTTGTCTGTATTCATGCCCCGGGGGGGTGAAAAATATAATTCGATTCCGTTCTCGAACTCAACACACCATCCACTTGAAGAATTGCGAAATTTCGAATTCGGATACTTAATCTTGAGGTATGACTCACCATAGTCATTGAGCATCTTTCTGTGTGTCCTACGAGGTGCTTCTTGCTCTGCATAAATCTTGGAGAATACCAAACTCTCAATGAACTTCTTGCTCGTATACCACCGATAGTTATTCATAACCTGTGATGAACTAAACTTCAACTTTCCGTTCTCACTACGCATAGATACTGAATGCATACTCAACGGAACCTCCTCTACTTCACACTCAAGATTTAATTGATAGTAGATGAACTCGTATCTATTGATATTGGCCAACTTGATCAACTTCGTAGGCGTATCAATAGTATAGCAGGTGTCAAATTCGCTATCGTAGATTTCTAAACTCAGGGTCTCGTCCGTATAATATATAGTACGGAAATGTTTACCCTCCACAAAGCCGTTGGCTTTCAGTCGGCGAATGTCGTTAGACATGACCTTGTCATTGTGTTGGAGCAGTTCAAGTTGCGTGTTATACGCCTCTTGGTACAAATCAACCTGCTTTTGGTCAAGGTCTTCGAATGCGATGTTTTCTCGTTTCATGATTATTGTTTGCGTTGGTTAAGATGCCGATGTGTAGTCGGCATTTCGGATATTGAATCCTCGTCAGTTAACCTATCCGTAGATTACTTCTCCGTATGTCCCCATTTGAAGCCAAGAGTCGTAGGTGATTCCGTCCGACCCTCCATTGGCGTGAAGTAGTACAAGTTCCATAAAGTAATCAGGTGCATCGTTGAATGCCTTCAGGAAGTTGCTTCCTACCTTACTTAAGTCGAGTTCAATCTTCATCCCTTGGTAGTGGTCTTCGAAGACGAGATTTCTGTCAGATAATACCTGTAGCAAGACATCCTCCCAACAGGCGTTGGGGTTTTTTTCAATCACCTTGTCCCGGGCCTTGTCGTAATCTGACTGCATCGTGACCAACTCTATGTCGTAGTCCCGGAAGTAGTTCGTGATTAGCCCGTTGTAGAACATGTCCAAGAACACGGGAGGTTCAGCATCACAGGACAGGTCGGCCCTCAGGTCAAGTGTGGCGAATTGATTTCCTTTCGATTGGAAGTCAAAGAATCCGTCAGGAATTCCTTTGATGACCATCTTAATGACGGCATCGAGTTCTTGAATCGTGCCGAATTGCACTTTGTATTCGTTTCCGGTTGCGATAATAGCCATGTCAGTTTTTTTTATTTGGTTATAGATTAGAATCCCCAAGCGGAGAATGTGGTTCCATCGTTATTGAATGCTTTCCACATATCAATTTTCAAGATTCGTTCTGAATCTTTTGCAGTCACTTTCTTGACATACATGCGACCATTAGGCATCACATATGCGACATTGTAATTGTCAACCTTATCACCACTCACTACCACACCTTGTCGGTACGCTTGGTTGATGTAGATTTCGCAAGGTTTAGCCCATCCGCAGTGGAAGGTCTTTTCTTCAAGAAGGTCAATCAGTTCTTTCATTTTGAATTTTAGTTTTGGTTGAGACATCCCGGAGGATGTTTCGCCCATTTAGGGCTCGTCAGTCAACCTTTTGAATCAATATAGATAGTTCTCCTCGTTGAAAACAGGAACACCCATCGCATCGGCTTTGGCGAATATTTTGTAAACCGCCTTGCGCAAGTTGTCGTTACCCTTCTTGCCGTCCTCGTTGTATGCGACATCCTCGTAACGCCCAATCGCTTGAACCATCATAGCAAGTTCTCTTTTGGTGAATGTTGGATTTTTCATAGTAGTGCCGGTTGATTGATTAATAAAGTTCGCTCTTCATGATAGCGGCTACCTGATTCTTGGGCAGAAACTCAATAGCATCCAAGTACTTGTCAAAGGTGGATTCACATAGCCGGTCGTACTTCTTGTAGGCCTTTATGTCGTCGTTCCCTTCAGCCTCGTTACGCTTTAGGTCATAGGCATTGTGGTCAGTCAAGTACTTGATGGCCTTGTTCAATTGTTTCTGATTCTTGGGGTTGATTGCAGTCATGGTCGTGTTGATTTTTACATTAATAGGGCAAGTGTATCACGAAGGTTTTGGAAAAAAAACTTGCACATTAAAAAGTTTTTTCGTACAGGATTCAAATGCGCTGACTATCAGCAACATACAAGATTCGGCTCCCTTGCTCAAAATGGAATCTTCGCAGATTTAAGGAGAACGGATTGGGCGCGGGGGCTAACGGCTCCCTCTTGCCGTTCGCATTCTTTTTACCTGTGCGCGGCGGGCGTGGCGTGGCCGATTGCGGGCTGACTGCCTGTTGTTTGCGTGCGTGTAAAATGCCTAATGATTGCACAGGTGGACGGCTGATTGTGGGCTAATGTCTTCCGGGAAAACGGCAAAAAATCCGGGAAAGAATCGTAAAATCGCACCCCCCCTCCCGAAAATAAATCGGTTTTCCGTGGCGGGTCGTGCGCGCGTGGTGGTGGTATAACCCATTACCTACAGACGTCTAATATATTTTGTACCTTTACCCTATGGTCGACTTTTGGCAGATAGAGATACAGAACAGGGTTTTAACTGGACCGCTAATTGGTTTTTCTATTTACCTACGCGACGAGGACGAAGAGGTTGGGGAGTGGATTCTCTATTTAGGTTTAATTAGTTTACACGTTAAGTACTGGTAACATGAAAAAGATGATTGATATGAAGGTTGTTGATGGTCGATTGATCAACAACATGCCCACGAATGAAATGGGGATTACAAAGGTGTCTCGTATGGCTGCCGCTGCTAACGCAACACAGCTAAGTGCACAGCGTAATACTGCCCGCGCTACCCGGATGGATGCAATGATGGATCTGATGGAAGGCGAAGGAATGCGAAAGTGATTAGTCGCATATTTGGTTGGTTAGATTAGGGGGCTTCGGTCCCCTTTTCTTTTTTCTATAGGTTTATTTTCTCTAATAGTAATTAACAATCTGTTAATAAGTGACAATTATTGTCATTTTAGTGCTCATTTTATGACAGAAATAGAAAGTATAACTAATTATATATCAGTAAGTTAAATAGGAAATGACAGAAATGCTCATTTTTACCCCAGTTTCCCACAGATTTTTTCTCTCTCTATAGTAAAGTAGTAGTAGTAGTATAGGTGGGACTAAAAACTGACATTCGACACGGACCCCTCTAGGCGGTCATACTAAGATCCCGTTTATTTTTGTTTTGTATCTTTGCTATATAATATAAAGCAAGCAGTCATGCAAGACCCTAAGAAGAAAATGATGAAGAAGACGGTGTCACCTATGACACCTCAATCCGGCAGAGACGTTCCATTGCCTTCTACGGACTGGAACAAGCACTCTGTAAAGGACGACATCAATAACCCCGGTGCTAAAATGTCTGGATTGAGACCATTGAAAGACTCAGCAAGGTTAAACATTGGCCCTATGAAGGGCAACGTCCGCAATACTGCAGAAATAAATAAGGACGGAAAGAGTGGGGTGTCTTATTACGAGACTATTTCGAATAATGGTACAATTGTTCGTTCTCCAGAGGTGAAGATGAGTTACAATCGCGTCAGAGAGATTAAGAATAAACACAAATTGCGGTAACACACCTAAAAGCAATTTAACTAGCCGGTTGTGAGAGCACCCGGCTTTTTTTATCTTTGGCATATAAATCCAATCTACTATGGACTACACTCCCAAGCAACTGACCTTCGACGCTGACGCGCGTCATCATTTGAGTGAAGGCATCCGAAAAATTAGTAAGGCCGTCAAGAGTACACTCGGTCCTCGCGGCAAGACTGTGCTCATTGAGAGTCAGCACCACACACACGGTATCACTGTAACTAAGGACGGTGTGACAGTAGCTAAGAGCATCGACCTGTTGCATCCTATTGAGAACCTTGCGGTACGCATGATGAAGGAGGCCGCTGACCGCACTTCTACGACGGCGGGTGACGGGACGACGACGGCCATTGTGCTGACGGAGGCCATCGCTACGCGCGGACTGGAGCTTATTAATGATGACGTCAACGCCACGGAGGTGATACGTGAGATCAACCGCCTCAGCGGTGAGGTCATTGGACGTCTTGAGCGCTCATCGCGTAAGGTCAGTGCACGACGCCTTAATGACGTAGCGTCTATCTCTGCTAATAACGACCCCGTCATTGGGTCCATCATCGCCAAGGCGTACAGGGAGGTCGGTGACAACGGGCTTGTGACCGTCGAGAAGAGCATGGGGGAAGAGACGTACTATGAGGTAACGGACGGGATTAAGATTGATCGTGGGTACGCCAACAAGATGTTCGTCAACAACCATAAGAAGGACGAGTGTGTGCTCGAGGACGTGTTCATCCTGCTGACGGACCACGAGATTAGTAACGTGCTGTCTATTGAGAGTATTCTCAAGCCTATTATATCTGGAGGCAAGCACTTGCTTATTGTAGGTCCTGTGAGCGCACAGGTCAACAACACACTGGCGGCCAACGTCATTAAGAATAACCTGAAGCTCTGTACTATCGTCCCCCCACAGTTTGGGTACAAGCAGCAGGAGCTCATGGGTGACATTGCCGTTAGTGTTGGCGGTCGGTTTATTAGTGAGGCTATGGGCGATGACCTCAGTCTTATTGCTATGTCGGACCTTGGCCGTGCCGCCAAGGTGATCGTCGGCAAGGACTCTACTGTCATCATGCGTAATGATGGTGAGAATGTGGAGGTCGACAAGCGTGTCGCTGAGCTATGGGGTGCACACGACGCCGCACAGAAGAAGGGCGACCGTGACTTCATCAAGCAGCGTATAGCCAGCCTGACGGGAGGGATAGGCGTCATATACGTCGGTGGGAACTCCGACGTGGAGCAGAAGGAGACATACGACCGCGTCGATGACGCTGTATGTGCCGTGCGCTCTGCCCTTGAGGAGGGGATACTACCCGGGGGGGGTGTCGCGCTATGGCAGCAGTCCGACTACCTGTTCGTGCAGAAGGCCGAGTATAAGATGCACTCAAGCAATACGGCTACTATTATAGCACACGACATCATGACATACGCCCTCGCAGCGCCCTTGGGGCAGATCCTTGAGAACGCCGGGCTCTCCTCCAAGGAGATAATGTTCGACATCAATAAGGACAACGAGGGGTACGACGTCAAGGGGATGTGCTACGGCGACATGTATAAGATGGGTATCATCGACCCCCTTAAGGTCACTAAGAACGCCCTTAAGAACGCCGTCAGTGTAGCGACGACCATCCTTAGTACTAACGCTGTCGTGACGATGGCACGATCCTATGACAGTGAGTGACTATAGTATAACACTCGTGTCGCTGCTGGTGGTGGTGCTGGCCCTTGGGTTCGCGCTGTCGGTGCCCATAATGCGTTCCATCTATGCGCGACGCATGGAGGACAAGATGAACTACGAACGTAAGATAAGTAAGCTGAAGTCTAAGATTAAAAAAATAAAGGGACGATGAAACCAATTGGTAAGTATATTGTTATAACACCCATCGAGGAGCAGATAAAGACGGACTCAGGCCTGCTGCTCTCTGATGACGCCACCACATTCCGCTATAAGCGGGCGACGGTCGTCAAGGTAGGGTCGGACGTCAGCGTCATCGCCGACAATGACGAGATCTACTACGACCGCAATGCCGGTCACGCCATGATCATCGACGGGGAGACGTACCACGTGATAGCTGAGCGCGACGTAATTCTTGTTTACGCTCATCGCTGAGCTTTTTAATGTAGTTGCGGTAGACCTTTTGCGAGTAGGTTGGGTCCTTGCCGAAGATGTCGGAGTCTATCTCTTCACCATTTAATTTATTGTATACGTCGGCGACCATCAGCCTCGCCTTGCGGGTGAGCTCATAGAGGTTGACGCCGCGGGAGCTCTCCTTGCGCCATACGTGTATCCACCCTAGGTCTATAAGGCGGCTGAACCGCCCCTTGTCCCATGAGAATATCTCATTGAACTCCTCGAACTGCGTCTTATTAAAGTAGGGCTCCGAGTATAGGAAGAAGAGCATATCAAGGTCCACGTGTCTGACGCCGTACTTTGTCATCGCCCAGAAGCGTATCACGCGCCAGTACTTCATGTAGTCGTGTTCAGGCATGGTACGTTGGTACCTGTAGGTGAGTGTCTTCTTTATTGTCCTGTTGACCTTACGTTCCTTGACCTTTTTCTTGTTCTCTAGCTTGGCCTTGAGCTTGAGCTCGGCCTTCGTAAGTGGGTATTTCATTTGATTTATCTTTGTATCAAAGATAAGATCCATGGCTAAGAAGATGAACAAGGCATGCTGGAAGGGAAATATTAAAAATCATATCTTTGCATTATGGCAGATAGTATAAATCTAGACATCTCTAAAAGGGTTGACATTACGTGTCGTAAAGGCGATTCTTTTCAGATTCAGCTGACGTTTACGGACGACAGCGGACAGGCCATGGATGTTAGTGATCACACCTTTAAGATGTCAGTAAAGCAAACGGGCACTTCGGTTGATGACGTAATAGCACACGATAGTCTTAATTATGTTGTCGTAAACCTCAATGAGCTTACGGTGACGTGTCCATACTCCGTCATGGAGACTGTACAGTCTGGCGTTTTTGTATACGATTTGCAGAGCAAAGACACAAGCCAAGACCTTGTGAAGACTTGGATCTACGGAATATTTAAAATTAATGAGGACATCACCCCATGAGTAGTATAACCGTAGTAGACGGAGCTGATGTAAACATCGACATCAATGTCGCCAGCGTGTCTGGGGTTTCTGTTGTTTCTCAGCCAGCAAGTAAAATCTCTGTAGCAGGCATTGTTGCTGGTCGCGGAGACCAATACTTTGTCTACGAGCAGGGGACACCTGCTGCCACGTGGATGGTTCAGCATAACCTAGGGAAGAAGCCGTCCGTTACGGTGGTGAGCTCCTTAGATAACGTAGTACATGGTAGCATTAACTATGTCGACAATAACAATGTAACAATAACCTTTGATGCCGGAGCCTTTTCAGGCAAGGCATATTTTAACTAATCGCTATGGCTGCTATTAAATTTTTATCGCCGATTGATCTTGGAGGACTTGAGTTAATCAATGCCAAACCACAATTTGCAACTTTTGCTGAGATCGGCGGACTTGCCGCTGCCTCTCACGTTGGTCGTATTATCTACGACTCCACCAACAATGTAATGCGTTTCTCTAACGGAACGGACTGGTTAGATGTTTCTGGAGACATTCGTTCAATTACCGCAGGAGCCGGTCTTACGGGTGATGCAACATCTGGTGATGTAACCCTTGCCGTAGGCGCTGGAACGGGTATTTCCGTAAATGCAAATGACGTACAACTCGACCTACTTCATACTCGCAACGTAGCGCACGATAGCATCGACCTTACTGCTGGCGCTGGTTTGACGGGTGGTGGAGCTATTGACGCATCTCGCACGTTCGCCGTAGGTGCTGGTACCGGTATCACGGTAAATGCTAACGACATTGAGCTGAAGAACTCTGGCAACCTCACACAGTACAAGTTGTTGATGTGGGGCGCTAATCAGCTTGAGCAGCCGGACATCACGCGCACGGTAGACCAGAGCAGTAACGAGACAATTACTTTTGGTGGCGCTGCGGTTATTATCGCCGGAAACCTTACCGTAAACGGAACCACCACCAGTGTAAACTCTAACGAGGTAAACATCGGTGATTCTATCATCAAGTTGAACTCTGATGAGACAGAAGCCGCTACTCAAAATGCAGGTTTTGAAGTTGAGCGCGGAACGGATACAAACGTAAGCTTCATCTGGGACGAGACCAACGACCAGTTCTCTACTGTTGACCAGAAGTTCCATATTGGTGTCGTAGATACAATGACACCCTCAGGCACGGACTTCTTCTATATGTATGAGAATGCGATTGGGCAGACGGGTATTATTAAGAAGGCCAACGTAAACACGATTGCTAACCTCCTTGGTGCTCCTAAGTGGTTCACGCTTGACTCAACACAGGATTCTGTTAGCAAGGTTGGTAATGCGTATACTATCACTCACGACTACAACACGCAGCGTATCATGGTTCAGGTAGTTGACTCAGCAACATTTGAGACTGTACACGTAGACGTGCTTCGCCCAACAACATCCACCGTTAAGGTTTCATTCTCTCTTACTGTTGGGGAGGGTGACTATATCGCGATCTTGTCTGCCGCTAAGCTAAATGGAGACAGCCTTGTGTATGAAGGGCTAGGTCCTTCGGAGCCTTGATTTCTATAAATTATAATCACAATAAGAGTGGGGGCTGGCTTAAACCAAGCCCCTTCTTTTTTTCGTATTTTTGACAATCAGTAGATCACAAAGAATATGTCTCAAAAATTTTTAAGTAGTGTAACACTAGCGGGACTTGCGAGTGGATCGATACTAAAGGTTAATTCCGACGGCCTAATAGTTGAGGCTGTTGCTGGAACCGATTATGTAAGCAGCGTTTCCTATGGAGATTTAAATTCGCTTACTGATGTTGTGGTGAGCAACCCATCCGCTGATCAGATTTTAGTATATGGACAGCCACTTGGTGGAGACCCCGGAGTTAACATTTGGTACAACAAGACCCCAAACTATTTAACGTCTTACACTGAGACAGATCCCATCTATACGGCTTCGTCTTGGTATACTACGGCCAATAATTCAAGCAACTGGGATACGGCTTACAATTGGGGTAACCACGCAGGGCTGTATGCTAATTTAATTCACACGCATAGCGTCTTTACGCAGGCGACTTCTGATGTCGTTGGTGGCGAGGAGGTCATTGTTCCCGGCTCTAACGGTTTTGTTCCTGCTTCTGGTTTTGATGACGGAAGCAAGTTCTTGCGTGGCGATGGCACGTGGCAGGTGGTCACTACAGATCTTACGGGCTACGCTACGGAGACTTGGGTAGGCCAGCAAGGGTATCTTACATCCTATGCGGAGACTGACCCTGTATTCGTTCAGTCTGCTGCTTATAATGTTAGAACGGAGGACATCAATGCTTGGAATACAGCATATGAATGGGGGGACCATGGCGGGGCTGGATATCTCACCTCCTTCACGGAGACCGACCCCATATACACAGCTTCATCTTGGTACACTACTACTAATAATTCTACCAACTGGAATACCGCTTATGGCTGGGGTAACCACGCAGGCTTGTATGCAGACCTCCTCCATACGCACGAGATTGGAGACATAGCTGAACTTCAGGACACATTAGATAGAAAAATTGAAACCGAATCAGATCCAGTTTACACTGGCTCTACGTGGTACACTACGACAAATAATGCAACCGATTGGGACACAGCATATGGATGGGGCAACCACGCATTAGCTGGATACCTCACTTCGGAGACAGACTCACAAGAGCTTGAGTGGAATCAAGGAGAAAAAATTCTTACTATTAGCAACGGCAATACGGTAGACCTAAGTCAAATGGCTTCCGTCTCCGACATTGAGGATGCTGGTTTCATTACTGCTGAGTCCGATACATTGGCTACGGTTACTGGAAGGGGTAATAGCACCACCAATGATATTATTGTAGGAAATATAGAACTTGGAAATGGTTCTACTGGAAATCAAAGACTTGTTTTAAAAACAGGGAATGCTACTGATTCTTATTCAGCTTTACGTGCATATTACGATGGAACAGAAAGAAACACTATTCATTTTTTTGGGCCTAACTGGCAAAGTGGTTCACTTGCTGGGCACTCTACTGGGGCAATTAACCTATCAGGTAATAATGGTGTAACCTTTGGTGGTTGGAACGACCCTTGTGCCTGGATAGACAATAGTGGTAATACATATATTAAAGGCAACGTAGGTATTGGTACTACTGGTCCAAATAGAAACCTAACTGTATCTGGCAACGGAACTCTTTTGGGTTTACAAAGTGACACTGTAGCTGGATATTCTGAAATGGAATTTACAGCTAACGGAGTTGGTGGAGCGTATATTTTCAAATCAAGTGCTGGATTTACTAATTACGGTGGTGCTGGAACTTTTAACTATTATAATACTGGAGCTCACGCATTCCATTCAAATTCAGTAAACAACATACTGCACCTTACAGCAGCTGGCAATGTTGGTATTGGTACTACTAGTCCAACAAACAAACTTGAAGTTGGTAATTTCCTTGATGCATCAACAAATGCTATAATCGTTTCCGCAAGATATGAATATGAGCCTGAATTTATTTTTAGGCTTGGTCAATCGGGAACAAACCTTGACTGGAAAGGCGCAATTATATCGTCTGGTGATGATGGCAACTATAATGGTAAAATCCTATTTAAGACCGCTAACGGAGGTAGGGATGTGCCAACAACAAAGATGGCCATTAAGGCCAATGGTAACGTAGGTATTGGTACTACTAGTCCGGCTGTACGTCTTGACTATGGAGCATCTTTAAACCAAGCATTCCACCTGTATACATCTGGAGTAGATTACTACGGAATCAATATGACTCAATATGATTCTGGTCCGTATTCCACAAACATATTCTCCGGTGATGGTGGTCAAATAAAGTTCAGAACAGCAAGTGGTACAACTACTCATACCACTAGAATGACTATTACTCAAGCAGGTAACGTAGGTATTGGTACTACTAGTCCATCAGAAAAACTTCACGTTAATGGCGCAGCAATATTTGATGGAGGTGCGGGCAACTCGTCTACTGATTCCGTATTGTATGTAACCAAGTCAAACAATAATGACTGGGGTCTTTATGTAAATGCTGGCGGTCTTGATTATGGTGTGCGTACCAGAGTTTCTCCAAACGCAGAATATGCGTTTGCTATACATAATGGAAGCACTTGGACTACAAGAATTACCGGTAGTGGTGTTGTTTATCTTGGAGAAAAGAATGCAATAGAAGGCGCTAGTGATTCTTGGCTCAGATTAAACAATCAACTTCATTATACCTCTGGTGTTTATACTCCGGGAGGATTAAGAAACGATGGTGATTTTGTTAACTACGGTGGCATTTACGGTTACGCTACAATTAAATCAAGAAAAGCACAGACTGATGGTAATTACACGACTGCTGCTCTTTGGACAGAGTCATATGATAGCACTACTACTGGTATTGCATTCCATATTAGCGGTAACGTAGGTAAGTTCTTGGAGATGCGCACCAATGGTTCACTCTATTGGGATGGCGCACCGTTACCAACACAGGCTTGGGTAACATCACAAGGATACACTTCAACTACATATGTAGACGAACAGATTGCAGCCCTTGTAGATTCTGCTCCTGAGGCATTAAACACCCTTAAAGAGCTGTCTAACGCTCTAGGTGATGACCAGAACTTTGCGACCAATGTAACCAACAGTATTGCTGGTAAGGTGTCTAAGTCTGGTGATACGATGACCGGCCAGTTGACTCTTAATAGTGGATACAATGTTCCGGATGGAATAACGAACTATGGTTCGCACTACCAGACGAACGACTACACCACTATGTCATTTATGTCTCGTGCTTGGTCATCAGTGCAGGGAACAAATGGATTAGCTTACGCCTTTAACACACATACAAACTCTGGTGGTGGGGGCTATCAAGCATTGCAGATTTACTACGGTGAGTCAGGATATGTTTATGCGCCAACATCTTTTAGAGCGCCATCATTCCAGCTCTCTGGTGGATTTACTATGTCCAATATGGCTGGTGGATATGCTGAGTTCAATAACTGGGTTCATTTGCCCGGCTATCACGGCCTATACTCTAATATCAATGGCGCACATATTTATCCAAACGATGGCTCTTATGGTGCTTGGAAAATAGTAGGTTCAAGAAACGGATATAACGGTTTTGAGTTTGACTCTAGCAATGGTCAAATTTCATTAATGGTTAATACAAATTCCAACACCACCGGATTCCACAATAACTCATACGGATGGCAATTTAGATGGGAGAACGGGACACTATACTGTCATAAGAATTCTTATGGTGGTGGAACGGTTGCAGTTGTTCTTGACTCATCTAACTATACATCTTACGCTGCAACAAGCGCACAAGGCTCCAATGCCGACACAGCATACGGATGGGGCAACCACGCTGGACTATATCTCTCTTTAGCTGCGGGTGGAGGCGTAACAGGAAGAACAGACTTTAAAGAGTTAGGAATAAAAGCTGACGGCTCAGATACTATTGGTGAAAATGGATTCTTTAGGTGGACTAACACCGTAGAAGACCATCAAATGCTAACTCAATTAAATGCTGAGAACGGACTTGCGTTTTGGTCTTATGGAGGAAGCTCTTGGGCAAATGTTGCAACACTATCTCAAGAAGGGA